CTTAATAGATTGAGTTGACGTATTTAAGTTAACACCAGCAGCTGTGAATGTACCAATGTTTTTAGCCATCTGACTGAAGTTGTAAATGGTCTTATCGGAATATTCGTTTAGAGTATCTAAAGCACCATTAACATCAGCAAGAGTTGTGTTGTCTTTTTTTGTGTTTGCGAGGATCGTTTGAATCGACCGCATGTTGGTTTCATACTCTTGGAAACCACTTAAAACTTGTCTCAAACTTAATGACTTTGCGATTTCTATACCAGCATCGGCAGCCCTATTGGCTATGTTTGTCAATACTGTATAACCAAGAATAGAAAGAGCAGAGAATTTTGCCGATAGGTTTTCAATACCGGAAATCATTGAGTTAAACTTAACAGTACCTGCCGCTGTATTTATGTCTTGAAAACCTTTATTGGCATTTTGGAATTTAAGACTAGTCTCTAATTTACCTAAACTTTCAATAGTTGTTGCGAGTTTAGATTCAAATGCTGTGTTATCGAATTTCATTTCAACAACTCTATTATCGATACTAGCCATAATTCACCTCTTTCTTTTTCTATTTTATGCGTTGGCTACGTTAGTCCAAACGTCATTTGTTATTTGTTCTATCACATAATTCATTGCTGGATTTATATAGTCGTAACCTTCTACATAACCACCATTTTTAGTTGCATGACCATACTGAATTAGAATTGCAATATTGGCACCATTAATAACATTACTGTTTGTCCATATTATTGAGGCGCTATTTTTTCCTAATAAAATCTTATAATCCCAAGACTGACTAGTCTTACCACTATCTAACGGTGTGACTTCTTGAAGTGCGTAAACACCTTTTGCGCCGTAGGACTGAAGTCTACCGTAGATAGTGGTATTTCTATTTTTCATAGTATTTAAAAAGTTTAAACTTTTATTAAAATTACCAGATGAAGATGCAGATATCATAAATATCACTCATTGTCTTTTGTCTTGGGTGGATCCTTGAGTCCATTAGCCGAAAGAAGTCCAGTAAGAGAGCCTGTCAAAAATAACATCATTGGCTTTAATAGATCCCACGCACTTGTGTCGTTTGGTGACACTTCTAATGGTTGCGTTACGAATAAAAGTCCGTACAGCAACGTTGCAGTGCTGATCACAAAAGTAAGTGCTAAACAAGATCCAACAATTAGTATAAGACGTGCTTTAATTTCTGAGTTACTAAACCTCTTCATCATGGACACCTAGTACTTGTTTGATCTTGCTTGCAGTTATGCCTTACGGTGTCTCCGCATGACGAAAGAATTACAAAAAAAGATAGGCCTAGAATTATTGTAAGTGCTAGGAATAATTTTTTCATCGCACGTCCAAGTTCGGAAAAGCTTTGATTGCTTCTAAAACAGTTTGCGGGAGTGTGTCGCCCGCAACATAACGAATGTGCCATGCTTCTGCGTTTGCTCCGTCTTTAACTTCCCATGAGAAGCCATACTTAAGAGCATTACATGTTGCAAAACCGTCTCCTAGCAACCAATCGAGTCTCTTACCCGAGGCATCGGCTACGTCAATAGCCAATCCCCAGCCGTGGTTCGATGTTCCAGGCGTTCCTGCCGGAGCAACTCCCTTTTTAAGATACCAAGTTTTACCTTGATAACTTCGAGTAACCTGTGGAGTTCGACCAGTTGGGTTCGCTTCATAGCGTGCATTGAATAGCTTTACTTGTTCGGTTAAAGGACGATAAGCCCCAACATGTTTAAGTTCTACACCACCAAAATATGCTGCTAGTTGCATCGCATTCCATGCTGTTGCTGCAAGACGGTGTAGTTTTCCATTTGGGGCTTTAATGTCACGCAATAATGATGGGTTAAGCTCTCCGTTTTTTGCTCCAGCGAGATCACTAGGCATAATTATTGGGAGTACTGTGTATGTAGTCATGTGTTATCCTATCTATTGTTTGAAATTCGTTAATAATTACTACCATTTTGACGGTACAGCTATAAGTTGTAGGTCAAAGTTATAACTCCACCGGCATTGAATGCTCCAGAGTTAGCTGGGTATAATTGACGATAAGTGTTGCTAACTCCAGCTGTTATCAAAGCTATACTACCAACATTTCCAGAGGAAAGAGGGGTAGAGAAGTTTATAATAGGTATGTTAACACCCTCATTTGTATTGTTAAAGATTGGGCTGTTTGTCTCAACGGTATCGTATACGTTTACATTGGGAGCACCTGCAGGGACTGTTCCGTCAAAACATGGGGCAAACCTATATGTTCCACTGTATCCTAATGCGCCTTTTCGTTGAGCAAACATTATGGCATTATCTGGTTCGTGAGTCTTGCACGTATCCTCTAATTTACTACCGTAGAAGAACAATCCGGTATAACCACCAGTACCACCAGCTCTAACATCGTATGGGTCTGTAAAGTCAGTTGGGAACCATCTTGGTGTTACACTGTCATACGACCTGGATGAATTCGGGGTTACGGTAAATGTTCCATAAGGACGTGTGTACTTATTAGTTGAAGCTGATCCTTGACTTGAGTTACCAGCATAATCTGTAGCTATAATATAGTACGAAACAATCCATGTTTCTCCGCCTGTATTTCGTCTATTACTCGGTGTAGAAAATGTTGTTTGATCTCCGCTAAAACTTCCAGATGGAATACTATAACTAGATCCAGCTACAAAACCACTAGTTGTTCCATAGAACAACTGATACAGAATGGCAGATGCTACTCCAGATTCACTATCCGTTATTGAGTCCCAAGATACAGTCCAACTCGATCCGTTTGCGGACGATGTTGGTGTTGGAACACTAGGTGTCGTATTGTCATACTGATAAACAGGCTGCCAAATACCAGAAACTTTAGTGTAGGCGTTTGTTATACCTTGCCATGCTCCACTAATTTTAGAATATGGACGATTTGCCCCGGTTATTTCTTTCCAGGTTCCTGATTCTTTAATATATATACTCATGCCGTATACTTCAACCAAATGTCACCATTTACACCATCACCAGAAACAGGTGCTGCTGTTGATGTCCAAATTGTGTTATTAGTTGTTGCTCCAGATCGAATATAAACACCAGCTAGTTTACTAGCTGCAATGGCAGCAGTACTTGAAACTTTAGCATTTGTTACTGCAGTAGATGAAAGTTTTGCTTCTGTTACGTTAGCGTCTAGAATTTTGGCAGTAGTTACTGAATCAGATGCAAGTTTAGCCGCTGTAACATTACCGTCTACAATCTTGATCGTTGTCACTGAATCTGAAGCTAATTTTCCAGCTGTAATATTACCATCAAGAACTTTAACTGTTGTTACCGCTCCGGTTCCAATTTTAATTGCGGTCACTGATCCCGTTGCTAACTGTGCTTCGGTTATTGCTCCAGCTGCATGAGCGGCTGCAATTGCCGCGTTCAATTCTACTTCTGTAACTTCCCCAACCGGTCCTTGTGGTCCTTGCGGTCCAATTATATTTCCGGCATTCACTGTTGTTCCATCATGTTTAGTTAGGATCAAATTTCCTGAGCCATTTACGGTTCCACTAACAATGGATGAGCCTTCTATGGCTTCCATTCTTGCTGCTGTAAATACTGTTACTGTTGCCATTAGTTAGCCTCCTAATTGTTATTTGAATTATTTTGAATATCTTCGTCATTCTTATTCGAACTGCTGATTGTGTACGTAGTTCCATTTATAACTGTAACGTTATCAGCTATAATATCATACTCAGTTGGATCAATACCATCTTGTATGATTATACCTGGTCGTGCTGAAATAGCTGTCCAAGTTCCATTTCCATTGTCTCGAATAATAAGTCTATCCCATTTACGAATAAATGTAGTTAAACTTTTCATTGACGGTAATGTTGGTTCTCGTGTTGCGTCTCCATACAAAATATCTTCGAGGTCTAATAGCAACCATGGATCTACTTTTCGACTGTCTATAATTATATGTGAAGACGGTCTGTGACCTTCTATGACTTCTGGAATACTAGTAATATCCCACGAAAAATCATCAGGTGTTAAATCTAAAGCTAAAGTTTTTCGTACTTTATTAGCTGGGGTGGCGGTAAGGTTATACAAAATATGTAATTTATAACCACTACTAAAGTTATTATCATCTTCGCCTATTAGTGTTCTATAACACAAACCGAATCGTTTAATCGGTTGTTCTGTTAAATATACACCATCTTGGTCTTCGATAACGCCTTCGCATTCCAAAAACTCATCTGGATAGGTGTATGCAGACATGCTTCCTGAGTAATTACCTAACGTAACCAAATCATTAAATTTAGTAGCGTTAAAGTATAGTGGTTCTACTTTAGTATCGTTTTCCTCAGATACGCTAATCAAGCCGTTCCAAGGAACACCACTTTTACCTTCAACATAAAGAACTGCACGATCTAAACCAGCTTCATAAAATTTTGATCCTAATTCATGCCAATTAATAACAGTCATAAGACCTCCTTTATCCACTTGTTTTTAGTTCTGCTTTTCGTTTTGCATTTAATTCGCGATTTCTCATAGCGATCTCATTCTTAGACATTTTCTTTGGATTAGCATTTTTTAAGTTACAAATTCTAATCAAAGCAAAAAGTCTGTTGAGATGCCATTTCTCACATTCAAACGGGATATTGAAAGTAACCATCCAAAAATAAATCAATTCAGATGTTACAATTTCTGCTCTTCCACGTCTTTCAGGCATACTACCAAAAGTAGTAGCTGATCTTTTAGACTCAATATATGAGTTTATTTGCCCGATGTTTTTATCGGATAACTTTGAAAGTATATCGTCGGGGTGTTCATTAAGTATCATAGCTTTTATGTAACCATAAATTTCTTCAGGTGTTTTTTTAGAATCACCTAGGAATGGTTTTTCAAATTCTGACTCCCATTTTGACAGAGAGATCAGAGAATGCTCAAGGTTTAAAACAATGTCGCCATGTGATTCAAACTCTTCTGTTTTTTCGTTAAAGAATTCTTTTCCACTAACAATAATTGTAAGCATTCTCTGATCTCCTATGTCTTTAGATTAAACTATCAGTCCCAGATGTACAACCAGTCGTCGTCAACGTTAGCTGGGAAGTAGTATCCAGCATTCGGACGAGCGGTAATGATTGTGTTCTCAGTGATGGTGTATGCTCCGTCTGAGAGGGCGGTTAGGCCATCATAGTAAGTTACTCCAGCTTGATCTGGGATTGTAATGATATTACTACCGTTGAATGACGGTACTTGCGGGGTAACGCTTGATGTCTCTCCTGAGAACAATGCAATTACAGCATCGGGCAGCGGGAGGCTTGGGTCTGTTCCAGCAGTACCATAAAGGAAATCTTCCAAGGTACCGAGTGCCCATGAATCTACTTTAGTCGAGTCAATCGTCAAGATTGAGGTCGGCTTAAGCATTCCAACAGAAACAGGCGTTGTTGCAATTGACCAGCTGAACGTAATAGCTTCTGGTGAATCGTTAACTGTGTTGTAGGCGCGTTCCGAAGGACTTGCCTGGCAACCATAAATAAGGTGAAGCTTGTATCCTAGATCATCGCCAGAAATATCATTACCCATACGGGTGCGATATGAAAGGCCGAATTTACTACGTGTCTGCTGTCCAACAGTAACACCACTCGTAGGAGTAGCCATACCGTCGAATTGAGCAAATTCGTCAGGGAATGTGTAAGCTTCAATGGTTGCGCTAAATTCTTCAACAGAATACATGTTGAGGTACTTAACGTTATCTGCATACATTGGAGTTGGTTCTGCTCCGGATGGTGACTCAGTAACACTGGTCAGACCATTCCAAGCAACACCATCAGTGTAAACACCATTTACGTTTGGTAGGTATAGGACACCTTTGTCGACTCCGGTTTCAAAGAAACGTTCGCCGAGCTGGTCCCAATAAAGAATTGACATAATTGATCTCCTTTTAGAAGAATAGTTTGTAGACGTCGTGGTTTAAATTATCAGCTGTGTAAAACCGATCAAATATACACATAGGGAGTGCCGCAATTTTTGCAGGTATTTCGCTATCTGGGTTTTTATCGATAACAGTAACTAAATATCTTGTTCTTTGCATGTATGGTAAATCATCAGCATGGTTCACTATAGTATCGTCTCGTTTATATATAATGCAAGGATACTGTAAGTGAACTGATGCTGGTGGTTGAAAATATACATTACTAGATTCTAGAATTGCAACTAACATTGCTTGTAGTTCAAGCCGTTGGGCCATTATACACGCTCCCTATTGATAAGATTAGGCGGGGGCTTTGGACTTCCACATTTGTAACAGTCCATAAAACCCCCACCCAACTTACGTATTTAATCTTAAAAAAATGATCGATGGCATACTGGTCAGCAATAACACTTATTGAGTTGCCTACAGAGATGTCATTGTTTAGATTTTCACCCTTATCAAACTTTGCTGTATTTCGAACAACGTTACCAAAATATGAAATTTCAGTAATATCATCTATCCATACGCCAGAGCCTGCGGGATCTTCAATTGAATCTCCATAGCCAATTATTCCGTAAAATTTAGCCATCGGTTTTCCTTAAAATCAGGCGGTGTACTTAAAGGTCCAGCTATCGTCTTCGCTAGTTGCGAAGTAGTAACCGGCTGATGCTGGGTAAGCAACGATAGTCGCGTCTGCTGTGATTACAACAGTTCCGGTCTTAATGGTGGTTCCCTGCTTGTACACTACACCAGTAACTGTAGGAATGGTGATCGTGTTGGTGGCGCTAACAAATGTCGGTGCAACTGGAGCAACAAGAGCTGCGTTTGCCGCAACCTTCTTGACAACAATGGCTGCCTTCATCTTAATAAGTGCTCCACACAAACGAGTCTCGATGAGGTACTTGTGCTGGTTGTAGTCGATGTCGAAGTCATCGAACATTGAGATTGCTCCGCCCTTGTCAGCACCGAGGACGTAGTCCTGCGGGTTAACGAGGATAGCAACTAGTTCTGCTTCTTCTTCCATAACTTCAACCGGAACAATTTCCATAACACGCAATTCCGAAGCCAATTCACCAAGGTCACGATAGATTCGACGACCAAGGGTATCCTTGAGCAACAAGAACTGTGAGATGTATGTTTCGGTAGTGTACATGGTCGGGGTACCAGTACCCTTGAAGTGCTTGCGGTTCTTGATAATTGCATCAATAACTTCCTGCACCGAAGAGTTTGCGTCGCTGATGTTAACGTTAACAACAGTGGTGTACAACTCGTGATCTTTAGCGATCGGGCGAATGTTACCTTCGTTGATCTTGTCTTCATGCGAAACATCGCGACCGTCACCAATCAAGATTGCACGAGCAATTTCTTCGTCAAGCATCATACGCATTTCAGCCTTCAACCAAG